AGCTCCATCTGCTGATACGCTGCTGGTAATTGAGCATCCCACACCATGTATGCAGGCGCGGGTTCGCCCTGATTGTAGCCGTAATACTGGCCGCCACCGATCACAACCGCCTCGCCTGAGTAGGGGTCGATATCGATCTTGCTCGCCGGGCCGGACACTGACGGGTCTGCATGTTTGGTTAAGATCCTGCTCGCCTGGATCAAGCGCTTTTCTAATTCCCTGACTAAATCATCCAGGTCTGAATAATCATCCATGCCATAGACGCCGGAGTTATCCAAGATGTTTTGAACAGGGATGATTAGGAACTCAGGTATTCCCGTCTCCACCTCGGGCGGAAGGTTCGCGTACCTGGCGATGGTGGTTAAGGGAACCTCCCGGAGCTTGCCGCCTGCGAGCTGGAAGAGCTTGTTTTTGATCTTGCCGCGCTCATGGATTTCAGCCCGGACATATTCAGCATCTCCCTCTTTGAAACTCCAGGCCAGGACGTGAGCCAGGACCTCATGGCTATTATCAGGGCTCACTATCGGATACCACAGCCGAGGATTGATAACCTCGATTATGCCTTTCTTATCGAATCGGATTTTATAGAGCCCGGTGCCGTTCTTGATGACATCCATTGTGAGATCATAGGTGCTCAGGACCAGGGCATTATCCTTGATAATCCGGTCTGCGGTTGCCTGCGGATCTGCTGCGGCCTTGAAGGGCTCACCACAGAGGAGATCTGCAAATACGGTCGTCAGGCGCTTATACCAATTCACGGCCATGTCTACCCGATTACGGTCGTATTGTGGCTGATCATTGAAACTGCGCTTGCTGGCCACTTCAGGGAATGGGTTCAGCTCCGGCCAGACCTGCCCGTGCTTGCCCTCATAGAGTAGGGCATTCTTTGCGTATCTGTCCATTCTGGCCTGCTCTGAAGCTATTGGCCACGCTGCGCCGTCTGATATTGCTTCCAGTGTAGTTAGTACCATGTTTTCAACCTATTGCATTTATTATATATTTGAGTGCATCAATAGCATGATCCCCGCTCTTGATGGGCTTGTCTATACCTTGGGCCGCCGCTTTGGGGTCCCATGAATAGCTGCCCATCTCTTCTATGAGGTTAGGACAGTTATCGCTTATCAGAAGTGTACCGGCTTCCAAAGCATTGGCTATTTTCTGGATACCTCCGAGAACGTCATTATCGGCACCATGCACGTTCAAGCCCGCCTTGCGAGCCTCGAAGATGAAGGCCGCGGCGGAAGGATCGGCCTCGATGCTGGTCGGATACAAGGGGCCTTTGAAGGCTATGAGATCGGCCACATACTGCGAGTTTGTTTTCTGGTTCTGCTCTTTGGGCCGGTGGTAATATTCATCTGTAATTATCCATTTGGTCTTATATCTGCACGCCTTCAAGAAAACCGTCGGATTACTCGCGCCGTAGTCGATGCCTATCCTGAGCTGGTCCATGTTCTCAACAGGCCTACCGCTCACTACATGCTTGTCCGGGTCGAAGTTGCCAAACACGGCACCCTCAGCTATCGCCCATTTGCCCTCTATCATGCGCTTGCGCCACAGGCCGGTATATGTGGACTTCAACCAGTCCTTATACTCCTGAGTCAGGAAGGGATTATCATCAAGCTCGAAATTCCAGACACGCGCCCGGATCTCATCGGCTCGATCAATAAAATTCTTCTTCATCCAATGGGCAGGCGGGCCAGGGTTCATGGTAGCCCATGCTTTGGAGCCTGGAAGAGACAGCCGGGACATCAGCATATTGAATACTTCATAGGGATAGGTGGCGGCCTCATCACAATAGGCATCATAGAAGGTGGGGCCTTGGACTTTGGGCAGGGCACCAATATTATTTGCACCCACCAAATATATTTTGCGACCAAATAGGAATAACTCGCCGGTCCCTGAATTGAGGTGGCAGTGCTTCGGGCCTACGAACTCACGCAAGGGATCTATGCAATTGCGGGCCAAAGTGCGCTCGGTATTGCCAACCATCACACGCGGCACATTGACGGGGCCGGAGCCAACACGATCAGCCCATGTTATGAGACTGCCCACAGTCTTTGTAGATCGGACGGCACCGGAGAGAAGGAAGAGCTTGCTATCTTCATCCTCAAGGCTCTCAATCCAGACCTCAGCCGCTTTGCTCTCAGGTGGCGGGAGTTTCCACATGGCCCTCCCTCATCGCTTTGAGTTCCGCCCTCATGGCCTGGAGCCCGGACTCCTGCCCATCGTCCGAGGTCGCCCTTGAGAGGATTTCAGCCGCCTTGTAAGGGCCGGACATAATCGAACCTATGGCCCGGTAGTCCCTGGCCGCCCTGGCCTCTCTGGCTGATCCTAGGGAGATCTCAAGGCACTCCTCAAGCAGGGCATTGAGTTCTAGCCCTGCCTTACGATCCTCGGCTTTCTTCCCTTCCTGGATTGTCTTAGAGATATGCCCGTATCGCTTATGATCCCTCAGACAATCCTCTTTTATCCCATACTNATGGGATATCATGGGATAAGGAACCCCACTGATGATATCCCGGTCTATCTGATNGCGGTCTTTATGGACACAAGCGGCACATCTCTTCATTATGGAGANNATATATTTGTCCAATCGTATATATAATTATCCTTTAAGGACAAAATAGAAGATAAATTATCCTAAAAAGGAAAAGAGAGGATGCTATGCCCTCGCCTCTTCGGCAACACCACGTTCAAACCATGCTTTTGCCCGCCAAAGAGGGACTTCCAGAGTGTCGCCTTCATGGAATTGATGGCGATCCCACGCGTTCGGCTCTCCTGGCCGTTGGACATCCGTTTCATAATCGGTCCTGAATCTTACCCTAACCAGCTTACCACCCTGAAAGGTAGGAAGAGTAGGTAGAGTAGAAAAAGTATCTAACGTAGGAACGGTAATTTCCTCTTTTTCCGTTTCCTCGTTAATTTGCTCTTCTACTTTTTCTACTCTCTCTACCTCTACTACCTCACCTACTAAACCTACTTTATGATCCTTTAGGAAGATATGAGAAGTAGATCTTTTTGTCGTGGAGTTGTAGACCTTTCTTGTCTCTATCATCTCGCATTCATCCATAGTGAGAAGATACTCAGTCATCTCCTTAGACTTGATCTTAACATCACGCATAATCTCTTTACGTGTGGCGTGCCCACCGTGCCGGGTCAAATATAAAACAATCTTTTCTATCTGGTTTTCCTTATTAGCCGTGCCAATGATGTCATACACTGCTCTGGTGGTAGGCATGAAATACTCATCAACCAGTCTGCAAGCTTCTCTAAAGTATTCCTCGCGAATTGGCCTGGTCGGGTCAAAGTCAGAGCTACCCACCTCAAAAGCCATCGCCAGTTTCATAACGAACGGATTCAATCTACCAAATATCTGAGATGAATAACCATCCTTAAGGGCTGCCTTTTCCTTTTCTCTGGTTTCCTGCCACTTATTGTAATAGGCTCTCGCGTCCGGTGAGTGTGACATATCCACGCAACCCCGGATCGCGTCCATTCGGTCCTTAATGGTGGTGAGCTGAGTCTTGCATATCTCTTCAAGCTCTGAATGACGAGGCGTACCCTTGTCTAGCGGCATGTAATTCTCTTTTTCATCTTGAGGATATGCGAACACGAATCTTGCTAGAAAACCAGTTTCCTTATCAATCAGATCCAGGTTATAACCTAATGCTGCGCCGGTTGATGCAAAGAACACGTTTAAGTACGGATCGTCCACATTGAACCGGGATTTCTCGCCTGACTTCTTTGTCCTTAACATCCTGGTTATGGGCTGGCAGTCATAAAGCTGCATGAGATCATCTTTAAAACCTCTCATGTAATCCTTTTGCATGACGGATAACACGCCCGCTGCTTCATCTCGCACCCATGCCGCGTGATTATAAGCGTCCATGTGCTCCGTGAATGCTTCGGGGCTGAAAGTATTAGGGATACACGCATTAACGAACCTGTCACCGAGCACGGCCTTCAGCATCTGATAAGCCTTTTGAACCGCCGTAGACTTGCGGGCGAGTGTTGAGTCACCTAATATATAAATCCATATATTGAGATAGAACTTGGCCATACTCGTTTCAAACTTGAGCTTTTTATCAACCACCACTCCAAGTATGAAGAGTGCCGCCATGAACCAGTAAACACGGTATGCGTCGCTTATAGCCGTGCCATATCCCATAAATCTAGTTATGAAGTGGTCCGCCGGAAGGTTGATACTAAATTTTGGCCCGCCCGGAAGCTTGAAAGCGTTAAACTCTTCCTCTGTCATCTCGCCTGGGGTCGGGTCACCTATCGCATTATAGACATGCGCTCCAGTTTTGGCCTCGATCATATCGGCCCGCTCTCGGGTAATTGGTATATTGGCGTCTGCGTATTCCCGACGGCGTCTCTCAGCTTCGGTTTCGTTGGGGTGCTGCGCTTCCTCCGCTTCTCGGAGCTTTCTCAATGTCTGGTCAAATCGGTAATGATCGCCTTCTTCCTGCCATTTGCCGATCTTTGATATTCGGCTCATTATATAATCAATCTCTTGGTCACTGAAACCGAATTTCACGAGCCTGCCGCAGACACCATACTCGGCTGCGGATCGATCCCCTTTGAAGCGCTCTATTTGACCGTCGAGAAGGGTCTTTAGCTCAGGATCGTATTCAAAGAGACCTGTGAGACGATCAAGGATATCCTCAGCATCGATGGTGTCTTTATCCACCTCTGGCGGGGCCTGTGGCTCACCATATTTCTTTGTCCATTCCTTCAGGGCGGCGGGGTCCGGCTCCAAGGATTGAATGAATGATAGTAATTTCTGATCCTCGATCCTCTCCGGCTTCTCTCCAATAATCTCGCGCAGTTGATTCTCACGGCCTTCTGTCTCCAGCTTCGCGTTGATTGTGCCGGGAATGCCGATGACTCGCGGCGGATCAAACATGGCCACATCGACATTGCGTATCTCTGCTTGCAAGATTTTCAGGAAGCTTGCTAATTTGGCGATAAAGACAGGTTCGGCCTTCGTCTCGGGAATCGGCAACACCCGGCCAGCGCCATTGCCTGTGAATAGTTCAAGGCCGTGGTTGAAGCTGTGCGATTCAAGCCATGTTTTGAGAATCGTGCTATTCAAGATCGGCGTTACCCGCTCCGCTTGGGTTGCGGCATAGTCCTTCATGCCTTCGGGCTTTTCACAGTCCAAATCAATATAGACATTTTTATAACTCTCGATGTCTCTGAATGATATATATTCGGCAATATCAGGCTTAAGTTTTTGGAGATTAATCCAAAGTTGCCGCTTACCATTTCGCAAGGCAATGTAATCCTCGGCGCGGTTGATATCAATGGCCTTAAAATGCGCCTCTTGTGCTCCATCCTGCCCGGTCACAATTGATTTTATGGCTATGTGAGAATGTCCGAGATATCGAACGAAAGCGGCCAGATCAGAGGACATCCTAGACCGCCTCACTGCTTGCTTTTCGAGCCTGGTATATCCGCTTGCGCACGCATCTTTGCCATGTATCTATTGGCATGTGCAGACATCGAAGGCATTTCACCCTCTCCAAGGCCTTGCAGGACTCGTAGGCCATGCATTCGGGTATCTGAACTTTGGGCCGGAGCAATGGAAGCTGCTCCATTTACTCCACCTCGCGCACATGATAACCGTCGAGCCGTAGAATACCTATCTTCTTTCCCAGAAGCTCATGAAGCCGGGAGGCTAGCTCTCCGGGGAGGGAGATGGCCCCCCAACTGAAAACAGCTACCGCAAAGCCCTCGCGATCAAGGACCTTGAGGAGCTGGCCGCGCGCTTCGTCGAGGTCTCGGAG